TGCTCGCGGAACACTCGGCTCCACTCGTCAGTGCGTTGATCGTACACGCCGTCAAAGCACTCGTTCAGGATAGGTTCAACAATTGACCGAAAGTCGGTACTGCGCATCGGAGCTGCCATGATTCACCCCTCCTTAGATGGCGTTAACGGACGCGTTGAACTGCGACTCGTTAATGGTTACTCGCACAATCGTGTACGAATCGCCCCAAGCATTGTCGGGGTACGGGGCCAGATCACGAATCAGCATCTGAGCGCTGTTACCCGCGCCAACCAAAGTGGTGGACAGCGTGCATTGCGACAGGCCGGTGGTCGTGGAACCAGCGGTGGTGTTGCTCAGATCAGCCATATCGCCGATAGAGGTCTGAGCCAGCGAGCCGTCAGCCTGAATCTCATAAACGATATTGGGATCGTTGTAGAAATAGGCTACGCACGAACCGGTCTGATACGCAGTAGATGCGGGCCAGTAGTTCGATACGCGACGACGACCAGTGGTGTCAGTCCACTCCACGCCAGCAAACGCGCCTTGGAAGGAATCGCCAGCGGCCGCGACAACAAGGTTGCCGCTGGAGTTCAGTTTGACCGGTTGGCCCTTGAGAATGTCGGTCCCATAGGCCGACGCAATACCGTTAGCAAGCGCCTGAGCGCGATCCAGACCAGAAGGATGGAACGCAGGACGCAAGCCGAACGGAGCATTACTTGAAGACATAGTCTTACTCCTTGGTTTAAATTACCCCTGAAAAACAGGGGTTGTAACAGTTCGGTCCATGTTGCCAAAACCCTCGCCTTCAACTTTACCCAGAGCTTTCCCTGAGCTATCGCGTGCGCCCTGTAGGTTCTCAGCTTGAACGCGGATCTTGTCCGCCTCCTCGTTGGGAGCCTCATGGTGCATTTGCAGCATGATGTCCTGATAAATATCCATAGGGATCTTGTACAAGCGCATCTCGTTGCATGCAATAAAACCGATGTCCTCTCCAGCCTTTACGCGGTAATTTTCAAAACCCGGAAACTCATCTGCGCGAACAGGTACGTATCCAAGTCGCATCCGCTTATCAATGCTGTCGTAGCCATTGGTTGTTGATAACCAGCAAAGGTGCCACCCCGGCATTTCCGGGACTTTTGGCAGCGCACTTTGTGTCCACTCATCGCTCCACATCTTGCGACGTTCCTGCGCTGACATGAACTTCTCTTCGGGGGCGGCTCGGGTCTGATCTTGTGAAGATCTATTCTCACGGCCACCAGCGTTGAGAGATTTTTTGAGACGTGTGTCCATAATGTTTAGCTCCTTTTGTTTCGTGCGTCTTGGGCGTATCGTTTAATCATTCGGTTGCGCTTTTCTGGGTCATCCCAGAAACCGGCTTCCTTCATTGCTCGGACCTGTTCAGGTTCCAAAACAAATTCGTTGCCGCCTGCGCGTCCAACTGATTCACGACTCGACCCAGTTACGAAGCTTCGGGGGCTCCTTCTGGACGACCGTTCGTCTTGTGACCTAGTATACCGGTGTGGTAAGCGCTTTTGCAAGCGATTGTCAAGCTCTTCCCAATAATCCGGACTGGCCGGGTCCCAACCCTCGGCCACAAGCCTGTTATCGACCACTTTCGCAATCTGGGTGTCCTCGTCCCCGGAATCAGGGTCGTACCATGAATTGCGCTCCATCCAGCTATTTGCCAGCTTTATTAGCCGCGGGTTTGCCGGGGCCATTTCCTGCGAGGCTGCGCGGGTTGCGCGGTCCTTGTAGTCCCGCATGGCCTCAAGCTTTCTGCGACTGTCATACCAAAGCTCTTGGGCCTTGGTAAACGCCGCCCCGTCGGAATTGTCGGTAGCCTCCCGCATTTTCTGCTGGGCATACTGGAAACGATATTCCTCGTCCTCTATGGCCTTTTCAAACCTAGCCAGATCCGCACCGTGCGTTTTACGCTCTACAACGGACAGGCGCTCAGTAAGCTCGCGGTTCTGACGCTCAAGCAGTTGCAGTTTGGCGTCTTTTTCCTCGTTCGTGCGCTTGATGTATTCCTTCTTTGCACGGCGGCGGTTGCGCCTAGCCTCGCGGATAGCATCAGTATCGTCAGGGTGATCATCATCCCCACCATCGTCTTGCTGCCCGTCTGCCTTTTGCTCGTCGGGAGACTCAACGCTGTCGGGTAACTGAACCGTCACGCTTCCGTCTTTTTCCTCGACGACTTCAATATCTTCTTGATCCTGATTTTTTTCAGAACTCATAAAAAGGCCCTCATAGCGAGTGGGTCACCGGTAAGCTTTGCGATTACCTCATGATCGTTCAAAACCATGAAAAGCGCCGAATCTTCCGCATCGTCATCGCCCGGAACTTTTACCTCCCAGCGATCACCACCCCACTTCGGGACTCGGATGTAATCACCAACGGCACACCAAGACCCCTCCGGCCAGCTTTGCATCGTGTCGCGATGCTTGAATGCCAGCGGGCCAATCTCGATGACCTTGGCCACCATGTTTTGCCACTTTTCGGTTTCTTTGGTTTCTTCGACCAAGATAATCCCAGCGCTTGTTGCCTTCTTTTTTGTGCGGCGCAGTTGCACCAGAATGCGCCCGCCAAGAGGTTTAGCACCGGGGTCTACGCTCGGAAATGCCCAAGCCAACTCAGCTTCGTTAAAAGCTACCGGTTCATTCATTTTCATCATCTTCCTTCATAAGGTTGTTCAGGATGTCGAGGGCCTCCTGCAAGCCCGCGTTATGCCCGACCATGCGGTGGTAAGCCTCCCAGTTCGCTGCATTTCCAGCAGCGAGAGACGCGGCTATTTCAGCCTGCCTAGACTTAATTCCACCAATCAGGTCGCTCAGTGTGTTCATTTACGTTTTGCTTGTGATAGCCCTCCTTGGTTCTTGGACGGCTGCTGGCCACCCTTGGATTGCATGCTGGAGCCATCAAGCTTCTCGCCCATGGCGATTCTCTTGTGCAGCGGCACGTTAATGCTCTTTTGCTCTTGGTCACTCGTTGCCATATTGGCCTCCTGTGGTTGGTACGGCCTTGCTTTGCTCGAAATTGAGCTTGGCAGCATCTCGCGTTAGGCGGGCCGTTTCGATGCGTTCCTTCATTTCGTTGTCGCCATTGGCAATAGCCAGCTTGAGCTGCATCTCCTCCATGTCGCGCTGCTGGCGCTGTTGCAGCTCGGCCATGTCCATCTGGATCTTGGCGGCCAGCTCCTTGTCCTTGAGCTGCAGCTCGGCCTGATCGCGGGCCTGACTGCGCTTGGTCTCGGCCATGCTGGTATCCAGCAGGACCTTGGCGTCCGGCGTTAACTGCGGCTGCGGTTGGAACTGCTTCAGTCCCGCAACAAGCTGCTGGATGACCGGCATAATCCCCTTCAGGGTAGCGTTGGCATCCATATCAACATGTTGCGACGCAGCACCAAACAGTTTGTCGATTATCTTTGGATCGTCGTGCAGGTCGTAGTCTGGCAATTTATCGCCCAGTGATTTCTGGACGTAGCCGTTCATGCGGTTCAAATACCACAGCACCAAGTGCTGTTTGATGTGCTCTACCGCCTTGGGCAGGAATGCCGGTGCGACGATAGGATTGCTGCCAAATATAGGGCTTTTCGCAAAGTCCAGATGCGCCTGAACGTGACCCAGATGGTCCTGCTCCGGGTAAGCGAATGCAGCCTGCCCAATTGACATGGCCACGTTCTCGTTGGCCGCGTCCATCTTCACGGGAGGCGGCACGTCGGTCATTAACTCGTTGATTCCGGGCACCTTGATCTGCTTCAGGAAGCGCTGGATCACCGCCCGCCTGTTGAAGAGGTCGGGGTTCTTCTCCATGATGGCCATGACCGCTTGGGTCTGCGCCATGCGCTGGGTCTCGCTGAAGATGTGCGGGTCGGACACCGGGATGACGTCCGTCACCCGGGCAAAGTCCTCGCGCTTGATCTCCAAGTCCTCGACCACCTCGCCGCGTGTCATGTCGTCCAGATACCAGCGGTTGATGCGGCTCAGGACCTTGAGCACACGGGCCTGCGATTCATGCAGGCGAGCGTGAATTGAACTGAAAACCGCGGCCCCCTGCTCGATCAGGGCCTGCGTTGTGCCTACCGGAGTGTTGCTATTGACGTCGGCGATCTTTTCCTCTGCCGTAGTGACTACACCCTTGGCTGCACCGGTCAACCAGCCCAGCAATTGGAACAGAACCTGCGAAGGCGGATTAAAAGGCATGGGCATCGCAAGCTTGCGCACGTCATCAACACCCGGAGCCCCCTCAATCTCAACCACCTGCGTGACTTCGACCTCTTGAGACTGCCCAGAGATCTTGCCTCCCTTGAGCTTTAGGAGCGTCGCGGCGTTGTTTATGTGGGCAGAGTCCAACAAAGCCCTCAAAGCGCCTGTAAGGGCCGCTGAGAGGCCTCCAATGAGCTGCGGAAGGCCGACTGCGTATGCACCACGCCAAGGAATGAACT